ATACTTGAGAATATTACTGCGACAGAATGCCTCACCATCGCCACACGCTTCAATTAAGTCAAGCGTTTGAATCTTTTGGTCACCAGCAGAATAGTGCTGAGTATAAGTTCCACGAATGTATTCAAGAAGTTCTTTTACAATTTCTTCTTCGTTGTACTTCCAGGGAATGCTGGGAGATTGTGTAATAATGTCAGTCATATCAATAGTAAAAGTTGGATCACTCATAGGGGAAGGCACATCTTTACCTTCCCCAATTATATCAGAACTGTACTTCCTGGTCAATGGGGAATTTTTCACCCGTGGCGGTGAGATCAAAATCTACATCAACCTTGTCATAGAGTTCAAGGAATGCCTGCTTGGTTTCATCATCAAAACGATTGACGCAAACTTGGATTGCCTTTTCCTTATCATCAAAGATGCTGTAAGCACGGATGATGTGAACCAGACGGCGGGTGCTGATGATCTCCTCAATACCACCATCGTAGAAAGTCTTACGGATGATATCTGCCCAATCACAAAGACGCTTACAGAAGTCTTCATCTTTCACACCAAGATCCATAGCAACACCTTCAAGGATCTTTTGTTCGATCTTGACGGATGGGTATTCCTGCTCGAAGGTCACGGGGAAACGCTCAAGGAATGCCTCATTAAGCACATTGGTGCCAATGAAGCGTCCATCATCAGAACCCTTGCCCTTGGTATTAGCAGTGGCGATGACATTGAATCCAGCAGCAGGTTTGACCCACTTACCAATCTTCTTGAGGAAGACACCCTTGCCTTCTAGAATGGACTGTAGGCAGAGGATTTTATTGGAAGCCAGGTCGATTTCGTCCAGGAGAAGGACTGCTCCTCGCTCCAGTGCTTCGATGACGGGACCGTTATGCCATGCAGTATTCCCATCAACAAGCCTAAAACCACCGATAAGGTCATCTTCATCAGTTTCAATAGTAATATTTACACGAATCAATTCTCGCTTCAGTTGAGCACACGCTTGCTCCACACTGAACGTTTTACCATTACCCGAAAGACCCGTAATGAACGTTGGATAAAACAAAGAGGACTGGATAATTTTTTTAATATCACTAAAGTTACCAAACTTGACGAAGGTATCATCTTTTTCAGGAATGAGATTTTGTTCAATTGCAGGAAGTGCAGATGGAGAGTTATATGCCTTTTCCATCTTACCCACAACGGTGGGAGTCACTTCCAAATTCCATTTGCCACGGCCGACTTTAAATTGTTCCAGTCGTTTGGTTGCAGTTGGATAAGAAATTCCGCGAGACGCACAATATCCACGAACATCTGCAGCAGTAAATTCCGTGCCAAATGCAGTTTTGAGATCATCGATAATTTGGTCGTCAGTCATTTGGATACGAGTCATGGTGTGAATTGTTTCAATGGGTTCATTATAAGACTAAAATGATGGGAAAATGCCTCTCAGGCTCAGTTGCCGGACCGTCCATACTTATATTTCATTGCAGCAAGAAACCAAGCATCAGTCAGAGACTTTGGTCCATGAAGGAGGACATCAACCTGTTTTTCCTTAAGAGAGGGATCTGAAAGTGCTCTCTTTTTCCATTCTGGTGTTGTCATGCTACTAGTGAAATAAACTCACCAAGAACTTTCTTATTTAGTTTCTTAGTCTTGAGAGATTTGACGAATGCAGATTTAATCTGTGCTTTGGTTGCATCTTCTCCAACTTCAAACTCAGACTCCTGGGACAAGGAGTTTGCAGACAGTCCAAAGTATGCATCATATGCAGATTTTTTGATATTAAAACTACGAAATTTTTTCCAATCTATTTGAATTTTGTGATATTCATCAGAATATTGATCATAATAAAGTTGGATAAACCGATTTGCATCTCTGCCTCTAAGGACTCGAATACCAATAAAATTAATATCCGAAAATTTATCCTTAAGATTTTTCAGAAGAATATCCGTGAACATATGCCATTCATACCGAAACTTATAGGTCGTCCCAAGTTTCCTATCACGAAGGAAGGTGATCATGGGAGAAACTCCACGTACCCCAATGTAAGGTTCAGATTCAATATTACGCTTGACTTCAACGTGACGAGGGATACAATTTGCTTCGCCGTCAGTCAAAATAATACACTGAACCTTTTGCAAACTATTCTCTTTTTTGAACTTAGGCAAAATCTGATGGAGAGCAATGAGTGCTTCATTCAAAGGAGTTCCAGACAAAGAGAGACGAGTTGGAGGAGAATACGGTGATCCATACGTATGCGTATAGGCGTCAGCAATTCGAAAAATATTAAGCATTTGTTTTTCAAGTTCTTTTCCAGAAACTTTGCTAGTCAAAATATTCATGAGAGAAAAATCTTCAGAAACTGAAAGAAGACCTTCTTTTTTCTCATAGTGAGGAGTTCTATTCACTGGAATGTATGAACTAGATTTGTAATCATATTCATTACGACGCCACTCATTGGTAAATGCATAAACTTCAAATGGAATTGAAACTTTCTTACAGAACCAAACAAGATTGAAGAGTTGTTTGCAAGTATCCAACAGAACATCTGCCATAGATCCAGACCAATCTAAAACAAATACCAGACCATGGTTCTTACCATCGGCAAGAGTGGTGACTTTCTTAAAGAGGTCTTCGTTATACTTGTAGGTGTGGAGTTTGGTGCAGTCAAGCACACCAGTGCGAGCAGTAGTAGCACGAGCATAAGAGTCTGCTGCCTTACGGCACTCAAACTCTTTCACCAGGTAATTGACTTCCTTCTGAGCAGAACGCTTAAAACTTTTGAACTTCTCATCAACAATTTTATAAAGGTTGGTAGGAGTTGCTGCGTTATTTGTTGCCCAAGTATTATGGGAGGTTTGTTGAAACAAGAAACAAAGATTAATTTCCTTATGTACGTCGTGGTTTGAACCAACTACAGTATCAAGGTTAAGTTGCGGAATTTCGACATAGATATTTTCATAGAGAGAATCATTGTCGACAAGATCACGAATCTTATCTTCCAAAGAATCAGCAGTACGAACTTCAGGGTCTTCTTTATCTTCAGTAGAACTTACAGGAGTCTGATCACCTTGATCAGTTCCACCATAAGATTGATCAGAATCTGCTTGTTGTTCCTGAGAGTTATTACTCTCTCCATCTTGTTCAGAAGAGGAGTCATCAGTCTCTACAATTTCATTAGCAGGGGATTGAGAATTTCCCTGTTGTTCTTGAGAATCAATATCGCAAACTTTTTGTTGTTGCTCATTTTCTTTTTTGCAATACTTATAAAGTTCTTCTGCTGCGATCAGTACGTCTGCAAAGGTTTCCGTATCAGCAATCATGTTGATGATTTCCATTTCTTCGCCACGCTCAATAGGAATATTGACATGACTGCCAATCTTGAACCACAGATTTGCACGGTCAGCAAGATTAAAAGTGGAAATATCGTCATCCTCTATTTGAAAGAAGTCATCATCATTCAACTCCCTGTATCCGTTAAAGAAAGTCTTTGCAAGTCCAGCATACTTACGCTTCATCAATTTCTCAATGCGAGCATCTTCCACAACGTTAACAAACTGGTGTGGAATATGTTTAGGCAAATCTTGATCTGGAGTGTAGAGTGCATGACCAACCTCATGACCAACCAGAAGGTCATAAACGGTATTGCTAGCCTTCTCCCACATGGGAAGAGTCAGGACACGAGTATGCACATTGAACTGTGCAGTAGAAACTTTTTTATGCTCAACCACAAGGTCTTCAGTGGCAAGGAGTTTTGCTAGTTGAGATTTGATTTCGTGTGAGACTGGCATGGATTTCTCTCGTATGAATCCATAATAGCACATTACGAAGAAACCTCCCGTTTCCGGGAGGTCATATAACGCTTCTTAATATTTGCCACTCGTGCCTTTGCTTGTCTTAATGCTTGGGGTTTGAGTTTGCGTTTTTGTTCTTTCTTAGAGTGGTGTTGCCAGTTGGGGGTATTCATTGGTCTTATGGTTTCTTAAACCATGATATGGGAAAATCCTTTGCTTTTCTCAAACCGCAGAACAGTCTCAAATCTGTCCTCTAGTCCAGTCTTGTGAGAGATGACAAAAACATTAGCATCTTTGACAACGTACTTGATAATTTTCAAAAATTCTTCTGTTCCAAATCCATCAAGAGAAGAATCAAACACCTCATCCATAATCAAAAGATTTGTATTAACTGAATTTTTCATCCTTGCAACTTCCCGCCAGGTGAAAAGTAATGCAAGGTCAATTCTCATCTTTTCCCCTTCACTAAAAGAAGCATAGGAGAAATCTTCATGGATAGGGGACTGGACGGTTTCATTGAATTCCTCATCAAGTGTGAAGTTGATATAGAAGTCCATCATTTGAAGATAACGATTGACTTGCTGATTTATCAGCGGTAGATACTTCTTAATGATTTTGGATTTAACTCCACCGTCTTTAAGCAAACTATACGAAAAATCGAAATAGTTGATCGTGTCCTTACGTTGAGTGAGTTCGTCGTATGTAGTTTTTAAATTGTCTTTGAAGGATTCTAACTTCTCATGTTCAGTATTTCGGTTTGCAAGGTTCTCGGTAAGAACTTGAATTTCATGTTCAAGATCTCTGATTTGTCTCTGACATCCAGCGATCTTAATATTGTTTTGAGAAATGCCATTAGTTAGTTTCGAAATCTCCTTCGATAGAGCAGTGAATTGACGCTCTCGCTCCTCTTCCTCTTTAATTGCCTCTTCCAGTTCTTTATAACCAGATTGCAACTCTTTTGCTTTATCTTGAGCGTCTGTAATTCTATTTATTCTAAAGGTCTCTTCGATAGACTGTGTGCATGTAGGGCATACCGTATTTTCTGTAAAGAACTTATGCTCTTTAGTAATAGTAGATACTTTTTGTGAAATCTTTCCTTTAAGATTTCCTAACTTACGAAGTTTATCTGTGGCACCAGTATATTTTTCAAGTTGTTCCTGAAGAGTTTCCAGATTGTAATTCAAAGAATCTGTATCGTGCATATATCCATTCTCTTCATCAAGAAGTCTTTGAATAATCGATTCCTTCTCCTCAATATTTTTCTTTCCACGATTCTCCAGTTCTTCAATGAATCTGGATTGCATATCAACTTTATCTTTCAGAGTTTCTTTTTTAAGCTCAAATACCTTTATATCTTCTCTGAGTTCACGAATCTTCTCTTTGATAACTGCATTCATAGAAGAGAAGATCTTAATATCAAGAAGATCTTCAATAACTTCTCTTCGGTTGTTTGCTGTCAGTTGCATAAATGGAACAAAGGTGCTACTACCCAGAATCACAATCTGAGTGAAAGACTTATAGTTCATCTTCAGAACATTTTGTTCCAACCACTTCTGTTGATCTAAGGCTGCTGCAGATTGATCTAACAGATTATCATCTCTCCAGATTTCAAACACTGCTGGTTTGATTCCACGGATAACTTTCCAATTTGTATTACCTATAGTAAATTCAACCTCAACTCTACAATCCTTATCATTTACAGAGTTGATCAGTTGCGGTTTATTAATTTTACGAAATGATTTTCCAAACAAAGAAAAAGTCAAAGCATCCAAAACAGTGCTCTTTCCAGCACCATTGTTCCCAATGATGAGGGTAGTATTGTTTTTAGTAAAATCAATTTCAGTGTATTGATTGCCAGTGCTCAGAAAATTTTTCCAGCGAATTTTTTCAAATAAAATCATCGTCGCTATCAGGTGGAATTACAATGTCATTTGGAGTTATTATGGAATAATTATATCCATGAATACTACAAGTTTTTATCATCAAATCATCATCTACTTCGATGACGTGCATATCTGGATATCCATTTTCCTCTAACATCATAGCATATCTTGTCGCATCATCCTCATCTTCAAATAGGTAGAGGATGTCCTCACCATCATCATTCTTTACAGAGTAAGCTCCCTCTTGCTCCTTTCCATCAATTGTTAGTATATACATTAGACTATTTCACAAGCTTCCTGATAAGTCTTCTGAATTATTCTTTGAAGTTTTGATTTATCAAGATTGGTTTCTGCCTCCTGAATATATCTATTCAAAATTGAAAGGGTATCCTCAGATTCAAAGGCTTCAAATTCACCTTTATCATACCATCCAGCAAACTCAAAATTTTCTACGAC